TGTCTTGCTGCTGCTACTGCCTCTCTTTGTCTTTTTGCCGAAGCTGCTTCCCTTGCCAATCTTTCTCTTTCCACCCTTTCTCTTGCCAATCTAGCCGCTCGTTTTCTCTCTTCCTCTTGTTTCCTCAATAATTCTTGTCTTGCCGCTTCTACTCTTGCCACACGTTCTTTTTCTTTTTGAATTCTATCTAATCTTTTATTTTCAACATCTGTTCTTCTTTTTTCTAATCTTCTAACACGTGTTCTTTCATCTTTTTCTGTTTTTTCCAAAGCAGCTAATTTAGCGGCTGCCGCTTTACGAGTTTTAGTTCGTGCGTCACTAAGTTTTTTCTGTGCACCTTTTCTCCGTCTTTCCACTGCATCTGGTTTTTCTGTAATTGTAAGTGTTTTTGTTATAGTTTCAGAAAGTCCAAAATTATTAACTACTGTAAGTTGTATCAGTATTTCTTGTGCGTCTAATTCTCTAACCGTATAAGGTGAACCAGCTGGCATTTTTTCTTTTAACTTACGTGGAACTGGAAAACGATATTTAAAATCCTTTCCTTGTAATGACCTAACCACTTTACCTTCTTCTATAACTTTCCAATAACGTCCTGTGGTATAACAATCTACTGGATTTGAACTACTATCAATAAATCTAAAAGTTTGTCCATAATATACCGTATCAGTCCATCCACCATATCTACCTAATCCTGGTCCTTTCATATAAAAATCAACTTCAGATGGTGGTTGTGGAGATTGGAAAACTTCTACTATACTTGTTTTAGTATCATACCCATGTTCATTTGCTAAATTTAAAGTAACAATAAACCTTCCTGGTCTCTTATAAACATGAATTGGATTTGATTCAGCTGAAGTATTTCCATCTCCAAAATTCCAATGATAATTTAAATTTAATCGTCCACGTTCTCTAACATCAGAAAAATCTCCGAAATTTACAGTTAATGGAACATATCCAACTATCTCTGGATCTACTCGTTCATGTTTTGGTAAGGGACCTGGTATATAAGCCATTATCTATCTTTCCTAAGATTACGTCTTCTTGTTGCTCTCTGACTTTTCCGTCTTGACCTACCACCAGTTGGACGAATCTTTCTTGCTTTTCTGGTACGTTTTGGTCTTGACCTACCACCACCTCCAGTTGGTTTAGTTGGTCTTCCTCCAGGTCCAACAGGTCCAGTTTCAAAATTAGCTGCTCTAAGATTTGCTTCTATTTTCTTTCTAGCTTCCTGTAATGCTTTAAGTTCTTTTTCAAGTGCTTCAATGTCACCTTCACCACCACCAACTGCCGTATTTTTAAGTCTTTCTATATCTTCTTGTAATTTCTTTTCTAATTCTTTTCGTTGTTCAACTGCTTCTATCATTTCTAAACGAGCTTCTTCCATTTCTGCCAATTCTTCTTCACTAATAAATGGATTATCTACTGTAGGTGGTCTCCACTCTACAACAAGAGCATCACGTATATCTTCAATTCTTCTTGGATTAACAGCCTCAACTTGTTTAATATAAACATCAGATTGTCCCAAATTAGTCTTTACAGAAAATTCAATTTCTAATGTTCCAACTTCCTTAAATGGAAAATTTATAGATTTCTTAGTACTTGTTTCTGATAATACTTCATCTCCATTCCATATAAATTTCCATTGACGTTCACGGAGTACAGCTGCTGGTGAATATATTGTACGGTCTACAAAACCATATTCTGTACCAACAGGTACTTTATCAAGCCACCCAAATCCACCTTTAGGTAATCCTGTACCTACCATACCAAAATCAACTATTGGTTTACTATACTCATCTACACTTAATTCAAAATCTACTTGTGGTGCTAACCAAGGTTGTGTTACATCTACTAAATTATCATGTTCTATAACAAATTCATATTCTTCATCTTCATCGTAATTAAATGTTGTTGGAAAAATATCAACATAATCCCATTGTCCCTCTAATACAGTTTGTTTTCTTAATCCTACCAATAAAGGACCAAAAGTTGAAATTGGTGGTTGATCAGTTATTGCTGCACCCATCATATTTTTACCACTTATAAAACCCTCTAATATAGGCATGTTCTCAATAATTCTTCCTTCTAAATTTGCAGGTTGACTGTCATCCCATAATCCATAATCCACTTCATCGTCACTAAGAGAAAATTGAGTAATTATATAAGATTTTTCATCCTCTGCTGTACCTGATAACGCATTAGCTAAAATTTCTCTTCCTCTTTTTGTAAAAGTTGCGGTTACAGTTTGTGTTGTTTTATCTAAATATCCCATTAATCATTTCCCGATGATATTTTATATTGACCTGGATTATCGTCTGGCCAAACAGTACCATTTTTAAATATTTTATACCTTACACTTTCTGTATCAGTAATGTTAGGTTCAAATACAGGTTGATTATCTATAATTGTACCTAAAGGTTTTACATAATTTGAACCACTTGGTGTTTCATCCCATAACCCATAATCTATTTCATCATCACTAAGTGCAAACTTAGTAATGATATGTTCTCCGTTTTGGTTTTCACCAAATACGGCAGTTCTTAAATAATCTTTTCCTTTTTTAGTAAGAATAGCATCAAGTACCAGTGTGGTGTTATCTACAAATCCCATTTATCTGTCCTCTATTAAGGTGTATTATCAACATAATTAACTCTTACTGGAAAAACATAAATAGCTCCTGACATTTGGCCAGTTATAATAATAGATGTTTCTCTATATCCTTGTGCTGCTGTAATGGGTTGTGTTCCTATTGTTGCTACTCTCGAAAGAATTTTCTTACTTAATCTTCCTGATTCCTCTGTATAAATAGCTCCTGTCTCTGGAAGATTATCAAAAGTTCCATCTGGAGGTATTACTCCAGGTCTAATATCAATTACATTTTTATTTAATACCAAAAAACTATACTTTTCTGTTGCAAATGTTCCATCAGCTCCAATTGTACTTGGATTTATAGAATGGTTATTAAATGTCCATTGTGGACTACCATCTGCATTATATTCTGTATTTAGTGCATTACTACCAAGTAATGATGGTGGTGTTATATTACTAATATAAGGTAAAGCCTTAGTTCCATCTGGCATTGTAAATAATTTATATTTCATCACAACTTCAGGATCAACACAAGGTTCTAACATTGGTGTAGATTCTAAAACTGCACCATAATGATTTGATCCTAATGGATGTGCAGTATTCCACAATCCATAATCAATCTCATCATCTGCCAAAGCAAATTTAGTAATATTAAAATTGCCACTACTTTTAGAAAGATACTCTCTACCCTTCTTAGTCAATACTGCATTTAATATATAAGAGGTATTGTTTATAAATCCCATTTATAATCCTTATTATGTATTTTTGGGATTGTTAAATCCCATTATTAAATTAACTTGGTGAACCAGCTGTATACGTAATATTAACAGTAAACTCTTTAGTTGCCCCAGAAGTTTCTCCTGTGATAAGTAAAGAAGTTTTTGCTGGGGAAGAATTTTCTGCAATTCTTTTTGGATATACTCTAATTTTTCCTTCTTGATTTCCAAATTCGGCCCCTGCACTGCTTCTAAAAGTTCCAGATTGGTCTACTAAACATCCCGTAATGGTCTGTGAAATATGTTGAACTGTTTTTACATAAGGTAACCACAATTCATCCATAGTTCCAAGAGGAATTCTATTTTTAGGAAGTGCTGGTAAACCTGTAGATACGTTTACAGGAGCTATTACAGCAACAGTAGTATCTAACAAAGTCAATGTATATTCTTCGTTTAAATACCCTTCTTCAAAAATTGATCCAATTCCACCTTCTAAATCGATTGCTCCAAATCCAACATTTGGTGTATGTTGAACTCCAGCATCAACTCCCTGACCTAACTGAATGTTAGTAAAAAGATCACCACTCGGAACAGGACCAATTTGTATTCTGGTAGCCGCGTTATCATCAGAATACCATTTTAATCCATTAAGAGCGGTTTGGGCTCCAGCGGATTCAAATAATGAAGCCATAGCTCGAGTACCCTCAGATCTCGTTACAAGTTTATATTTCATAATTTCAGACGGATCATTAAATGGTTCTAATGCTGGTAATCCTTCGATTACAGCACCATAATAATCTGTTCCTTGAGCATGAGTGGTATCCCACAATCCATAGTCAATTTCATCATCACCAAGTGCAAACTTAGTAACGGTGAAATCTCCACCTCTAGATAGAATTTCTCTACCTTTTCTTGTTAGAATAGCATCTAAGACTCGCGTCGCGTTATTTAAATATCCCATTTTGTCTTTCTCCTTATTTCATGAATCTACTTGGAATTTTATTTTATAAGGTTGATAGTAATAAAACTTATTATTCTTCTTCACTTATAAATATAATCCTTTTTAATTTTTAACATTATTTGTTCTGTACATCTAATGGTGTGGATGGTGAATCCGTAGTTACCAATTTTGTAGGTGAAGTTACAGTTATTTCTACTGCAGGTGTATTATCGTCATATCTAAACGCATTATCTGTTACAGTAGTTTTTTCTGTTTGTATACACCCAAGATAAAAAAGTCTTTCCGTACCTACAAATTCATCCCACCTATTATCTAAATCTGTTGCCCTATAACTTGACGAATATGGTATATGTTTTGAAGCACTTAACGAAGATGAGTAAAAATATTCATTTTCTAAGTTAAACTCTGATAATACATTTTCTTCTACATTAGGTTGTACCACTTCTTCAAGAATTGACTTTACTGCTCCTTCCACAATAGTAGCATTATAATATTCAGTTCCATACCAACCACTATAATCAACATCTCCTATATTATATAATGATGGTGTTTCTAAAAGTGTTTTCATTACAAATGATCCAGTCTCATTAGCATTACGAGCTATAGTATCACTTGGTGCGTTATAAACACAGTCTCCCCATTTCCACTCTACTGCTGACCCAGTTTGACGTGTTTTTGGATTTAATCCAAACTCTCTATGTAAATTAACCTCCGTAAACATTTCTTGATAGATAGCAGATGCTGTAATATAAGAACCAGTTTCTTGAGTATGAAAATTAATCCCAAATGGATTAGTATAAGTAAGACTTGGTTCAAGTAGCGTATATTCAGAAGAAGCTGACACTATTGATCCAGTTTCATTAGTAATACTATTTACACCAAATGGATTACTAAAATTTACATTTGACTCAAAATTAGGATATTCAGCACTTTCAGAAACATATTCAGTTATTACATCTATATTAGTTTCCCAATGACTTGGAATAAGATCCGGCTTATTTCCAATAATAACTTTATCCCTCTCCAAAATAGTTGGTTCAACTAATATTCCTATATTCGCATTTGCTCTAGCAGGAACTAAATCTCTAATCTGTCTATATAAAGAATTATCATAATATTTCAATAATCTTAAATAATCCCAAAAGTTATTTGGTCCTGAATATTTTTGCCAATATAAATTTCGTGCAGTTTTCAATCCTGTATACTGTTCGTTATATTGGTCACGTGGATCTCCAATATATTGGTCAAAATCAAGATTGGGCATTGAAGTTATAATATCTTCATCAATTACTGCGGAAGGTGAAAAGAATATTGCAACTTTATTTGAATCAATTGCTGCGTTATCATAAGCTGGAACTGTTATGCTTTCTTTAAATTTTAAAATAGGGTTATCTGCTTGTGTTTTATCTATTAGTGTATCAGTTTCAATTCTTAATTTATTAGATGTTCTACGAGAAGGACCTAAATTAGGAACTTTCATTTTTGTTTCATCTACTACAGATGCGAAATGGTCTCCCATAGGACTTGTATAGTTATGTGGAACTGCCGAAGAAGTAAATGATTGGTCTCCAGACACATCTTGAAACCATTGATTTGCACCCACACTTAAATCTTTATTATCATCAAACGAATATCGAGTAACTAAATCTAAATAAGATGCAGATGGTGTATTACCATCAAACGCTATTGGAGCAGATACATGATTATCAAATGAAGTTACATTGAGAGGTGTTGTCCAATTTCTATATTCCATCATAGAACCACTTAATGATTCTCCGAAGTGACCAAACTCAGGTCCACCCAATGTAATTGTATCACCACTACCAGTCCATGATGAATTATATGAAGCTGATACTGCTCCCATTGAACCACTTATTAATAATTCATTATTAGATTCATATACAATTTTACTTCTACCTGCTTCATATTTTTTTGTATATAATGTATATACAACATCTTGAGTACTTGTATCACCTGTTAAAAAGTCTCCAGAACCAGATAAAGTTCTTGTCAACATTACAGACCAAAATTCTCCATCATATACAGGAAATTCTGATGATGAAATTTCTTGATATCCTTCACTACCACTTAACATAAAAGACACATAACCATATCTATCCGATTCATCATTGTCTTTTAATCTAATTGCCCAATCTTCATCCCTACGTACTAATACTTGATTTGAACCACTTGCCGCTGAAAATCTAAACTCTACAGTATCAGGATGTCTATCTGTAGGTGCATCTCCAAGTGTAACTGCTTCCCAAGTATCATTTTGAACATAAGTATTATTACTCGCCCCAAAGAACTTTAATGCCTTTGTAAACTTTCTACTTACAAAAGTATCTTGTGGTGCACCTGGTAATTTTGGGCCACCGTATTCTATTACTCGTAAAATACTTGATGGGATCCCATAACAATTTATTAATCCTTTTATAGCTCTTGTCGTTCCTTTAGTCTTTAAAAAGTACGGTATATTATTTAATACTCTACTCCATATTTCTCTTGATATATCTCTATCTGGAGTTAGAGAAAACTGCCACGGTTTTTCAGATCCAGTTTGTTCCATTCCAAACATATATCTTGGTAAAGACACTAAATCTTTTCCATCAAATACTTCCCAACCAAGTGATTGTGCTACATGATGTAATAAATCTTTTGCAATTCCTTCATTAAGTGCATCTCTCTTATCATGAACATCTGTCATTGCTTTAACAAATACCCAAATATCATCAAAGTAATGACCAACCATATCTATAAATTTTAAAAATACTTTATTTTCATCATCATCTTGAACAAACATTGGAAGATGACCACGTAATCTATTTTTATTTGCTATATCAAATTCAGAAGCTGAAACTAATTGATTTGAGTACCAAGTGGTAGCAACTGATTGTGATGTCCTATAATTTATATATGGACTTGAATACGTTCCTGATCCTCCTCGTTTTGGCCATGAGTTAGGATGAAATATACCAATAGATTCACTTGCATATGAAGAACTTGCCCCATACATATATTTTTCAAATTTATCAAAGTCATTAATAACATTACGGCGTTTTGATTCCCACCATTGAACTTGTGCTAAAGAACCACTCACAGATGTAAATGGTGGATTATATTGAGTAGAACCAGAGATAAGTAAATAAGAACCTGCTCCAGGGTCTGCTACAACACCATGTATTCCAGTAGAACCACTACTTGTTCCAGCAAGAGAAGCACTTCTATCTGTATATTGTTCTATTAAATCTAATTTATATTTAAAATTTCTAACTCGTTGTTCAGCTGAACTAAAATGTATAAAATTTTCATATCGTTTATGATCTATATTAATATCCGCACTTAAACTTCCACTTAAAACTTCATCACCAATTTTTCCTTTTAATCCTTCATCATCCGTTATTAAATGATCATAATTTTTAAATCGTGTAATTCCAGTTCCTATAGGACTATCAAGATTAAACCGTTCTGGTGGTCTAAGAACAGAATCACTTACCCATTCTTCTACAAATGGAATTAAAGTACAAGTTTCCTCTACAGGAGGAATCATTTCTTTAACAATAGTACAAAAATCTTGTTCCGCTACAGTACTTGGAAGTGGTTTATATAATTTATAAACTACTGAAAATGGATATTCAGGATAAGTAGTTTGATCAATTTTAAAATTAGTTATTAATTGAAGGTCATTAGGACCAGTTTTCAATAATTTACTTAAATCTTCACTTTTATCCATTGGATATTGAATAAACCATTTATCAAAATGTGCGTATGCATCTATTGCAAAATCATTACCATCATCATGACCAGCCTTTGCACCAAGTTCTTGGTAAGAATTTTTAAGAATAATCTGAGTACCTTCTGCCTTTACAATCTCTCCTCTTAATGATCCATAAACAGGATTTTTTTCCGAGAGTGATGAAGTATAATCAACATGAAAGTCAGGAAATGTTGTATAAGATTGTATATTAGAATCATTATTTATAATGTGTCCTCTGTCAGTTGCTAAAGTACTATACCCATCCTTTAAAATAACAGTATTTTTATCTACAAAAGTATCAATTTCTACAACTAAATCATTAGTAGTTGGAGATTTTTCAACACTCGTAGTAGCTGTAGTTAATTGAATTTGAACATTTTCTACCCACAAAATTCCTTCAGGTCCTCGTTGACCATAAACATATAATACAACAATTTCATTTAAATTCCAATCATCATCTATTACTCCAGTATAACTAGCTTCTTCCCATTGTCCTACTTTAGCACATGGAACATATCTTAAAAATTCATGATCTCTATGACCTTTTGCTGGATTAACTTCTCCTACTTCTCCCCAAACATGAGTATCTGAAGCCTTTGATTTATGATATAAACCAACATCTGCACCTTTACCTATTGTATCAGATTTTTGTCTCCATGTAACTGTAATACTGTCTCCAACTTGAATTCCTTGAGCTGCAAAAGTATGTGGTAATCTTTGTGAAATTCCCTGCCATCTATGAGTTAATTCAAGATTGTCATTACCAGTATAACCTCCTGTTTTATATAATCCTTGATAGTTTGTATGATTTGGTTTATTATATTGACTATTTTGATCAATAAATTTCATACAAGTGTCACCGAGCTCACCTTCACCTTGTACCCATTTTCCATGATGTCCTACCCAACCACTACGCCAATGTGACCTATCATCTCTCGAAGCTTCACCACTATAATTAAAAGCGTTAAATCCAGGAGACCATCCTACAGGATTAACTGCGTCAGAATGTAAAACTGGATCCCAAAATCTCCAAATTTCATTTGTAACATTTATTGCAGGCTCCCATTCCCATGTTAAAGTTTGATTAGATTCTGTTCTATCTCCCCATATCCATTCACTTGGACCATTAAAAAAGTACGGATGTACTGAACTCTTTCCCCATGGTGTTCCTGCTCCAATACCATAAGCTCTCCAACCTTGAGCAGATAATTCACCATTTTCTTCAGTTATATGCCAAATTCCTGGAGTAACTACTTCGGTTACTCCTCCTGAAGAAGCTATCTCATCCTCTCGTATAAGAGAATCTTGTCCATGACCATACTTTGGATGACGAGAAGAGTTTGACGGGCGGGATCTTTTAGTATGATATTCTCCATCACCAGTTCTATAAGTTGCTCCCATATATCGTACAACTGCTATAAATGCAGCTGGACCACTTTGATTGGTAGCTTCAAGTCTTAATTTATCATTTGATGTAAACGAATTAATTGTATGTACTTTAGCTTGTCTCCAATTATTGTGACTACCAACTTCAGTACTATTTCCTCCAGAATCTACTTTATATAAAGTATAAGAATTGTCACATTGTATCCTAATAGTAAGTACATTTAATGCAGTATTGGATCCTCCTACGTGATATGGACTATCTAGAAATTCTCCCTCATATCCATCTTCTTTAATATCTGTTGCAATTGGATTTGTTATAGGTATATCATCTATTACGGTTACTTCAGTTCCTTGAGTATATGCTTCATCTGTAACGAATGCATTTTTAATGGTAAGAATACCACTTTTACGTTCTCCATTAACATCAGCTGCCATAGTTGGTAAAAATCCATCATCATCAGTAGAAAATATTCCTTCAACTCTATCATCTTCTGCAAATGTAATTAGTCCAGTAATGGGAACTTCTTCTTCTTCAATTCTTTTTCCTATCATATAAGGTGTTGGTTGTCCAGTAGGACTTCCTGGTTCTATTTGAACATCAGTAAAATATCTATAACCTGATGTGTTTCCAGTTCCATTAATCCATCCACCATTTCCATTATTTTGATAAGCATCCCATACTAATCCACCATTGTAACCAAGAATCCATGTTATTTCACTACTGGTGGCTGTGAATTTCTGGTACATTCTTTTCCAAACTTGACCATCAATTACTTTTTCTTCAAGTTCTATACCATGTTCTGGATAATTAATAACATTTTGACTATTTTCTTGTATAAAGAAAATTCCTTGATCTTTTAAACTATTCCAATCTTCTGTTACAGCAACCCAACAACTTAAAATATAAGTTTCTTCAAGAATTAAATCAGATACTTTCATTCTATATGAATTTCCAGTAGTTCCACCAACTGAAGTCATTCGTAGACAATATTTACTATGACCTGGATTTGAAAATTCAACTATTTCATTTACTCCATATGCATCTGGATTTATTAATTCAGAAATATGTTCCCCATCTTTAAAATCTCCATTCGATATTAAATTTTCAGATGGAGATACTACATCTTGTTCAACAGCTGGTGAATATCTTGATATTACTTCTGGAGTTTCTTGATAATCTATAATAAAAGCATCTCTTATAATAAGAGTTCCACCATTCATAGCTTCTGTTAAAGTTATATCATCTCCACCAACTATTGTAGTTGTATTACTATCTAAAAAAGTTATATGAGAGTTTCCAGTTACATCAGAAAAAGATAAACAAGTAAATCCTAATAATCTAAAATTTTCAAAATACTCTGGATCATTTATTGCTGGGTTAGGACGAATTCTTATTTCTGTTCGAGATGGTGATAGCTCTTGTATCCAAAATTTATCTTCTTGAACAAACAATTCAATTGGTTTTTGTGTAGTTTCTTCTTTTAATGGATTTTCTATTGTACCAGCATAAATTTTACCATCTGTATCTACAAAATATTCAGCTGTATAAATAGACTTATCAGATTTCTTTACTAATACAGTATTTGTTGAACCACCTAACTGTCTTAAAAAATTATATACTATTTTATAAGTTCCACGTTCATAACCAAGTCCTCTAACATGAGAACCAACATCTAATAAATTAGGTAATTTAGGTGGAGCAAAAGGAACTTCACCTGAAGCTAAATAATTATCATTAGTATCATATAGATGATAACAAATTATATCTGAAGCGAGTGTACCAAATGGTGCAATATTATCACCCTCATCTAAACCTTTTATTGCTACAAGAGGCAAATGTTTTGATGCTAATCGTGATAATTTATTAGTATTTGGATCAAGAGTTAATTGTTTTTTCTTTGGCATTAGAATTCCGTAAATTCTCTATCTATTATTTTATTAAGTTCTTCATTTTCCTCATAATCAAAATATCCCTTTTGCCAAAGAAGACAATGGTTTACAGGATAACTACTACCATCACTTCCTTCTCCTGGATTTATTCTTTCAAACAAAAGAATATTATTAGATTTAGCGTCTCGTAAAACTCCTTCACTAATTTTTCCAGCTTCTGTTCTTTTATTTATGAAGTTTAAATATTTAACTTCATCTTTTTTTGCCAATTCTTGATAAAACTCAAGATTTTTAAGTTCTTCTTTTGTATATGGCATCTCTTATCTCACTACTTTGAATGAATGGTCTTCATCAAAATATTGTACGGTTTCATTGGCAGTTCCACTACCACTTACAACTTTATAATGTATTCTATAAAATCTCTCTGATTGTAATCCGTCCATCCAAAAATTAAAATAATTCCCTGTCGAATCACAACTAACAATCGAACCCGTTCCAAACGGAACTATAACATCATCTGTATAAGCATCTTTAATAGAATAATATGTACTTCCACTTGGTAAATATTTTGCTGTTGTATATCCTGTACTATATCCAGTTGTACTATATGTTTTTTCAGGATATCTTTCTCTTCCAACAACTCTAAATTTTACCTTTGATTTTTCCTTATATTTAGGTCTTAATCCTCTCATATAAAGAACCATATCTTCTAAATTAGTAGATGAAAGTGCAGATAAAGAACCAGTAGCCCAAGTAGAATCATCCCAAACTACTTCTAATTTTGGTTGATAAACTGTATGAGTATCTCTACTGAAAAATGAAAAATTTCCGTACCTTACTGTATCTCCTTCTTCAACACTTGTATTATTATTACCTACACTACCACTTCTCTTTAACATAAATCCTTCATTTGGAACTGTACCGTGATACCATTTCCATACAATATCAGATACATCCATTCTTAAATCATCTGGTTCATGTGTAAAAGATTGAGTTGCTTCATATCCACTTCCACTATACCAAGTTCCACCTGATCCAGTTATACTTGCCCAATATGTTAATGAATCAGAATTATCTTTCCATCTCCAAGTTACTCCATCCCCAATTTGTGGATTACTATCACTTTTACCAGATCCCATATCCCACGATTGACTGACTGGATATCCGTATAATGTTTGTGATATATGTAATTGTGTTGAATTAGCATCATATAAATTTAAATGAAATTTTGTTTGTGAGCCTGACGGGATTAATCCTGATTCTATTGATTGAGAAATATAAGTTAAATCAAATTTAATTAATGCTCGAGATACATTTACTACTGTAGCATCAGCGTTCATATCTTTTCTTATCTCAATAATCTCATCAAGTCCAGTATTTCTACTTTGACTTGCTTCATATAATGTTGTGTCCTTGGATGCGTACTCAAAATAATGCATTAGATATCTCCTAATACTCTTCCCTTAATATCTTGATCGGGAAATTTAACTTCAAAGATTGATGGATCAACAGCTGGATAAACTACACCACTATAGGTTGCACTTTGAACATCATATATGTTATTAGAATAAGTTTGTCCAGAAACAGTTCCCCACTTATTTTCAATTATAATCAATTCATCTCTATTTTCAAGTGGTTTAACTATACTAGCAACTCCTTCTACTGCAACTACTTCAGATGCTATATTAGCTAAAACTATTGGTTGATTTATTTGCCATTTTTCAGTCTGAAAATAATTTTTTAATCTATCAACACAATTTAATAAAACTTGATTTTTATTAAATCCTTTTTTAGTAAATATTGCAAATTTAACACCAATATTACATATCCATGCATCTTTTAATTGAACGGCGTCTGTCATTATTCTATATTGATTTAAATAAGTTTTTATGTTTTCTTTAACTGCGTTATTCAAACCTACTAAATTTTTACCATTATCATATCCTAACATAAACATATTTAATGCTAATGGATTAGGTTGATAAGTTGGATCTGCTTCATTTTGTCCTGCTGCTGCTACTTGTTCATCTTGTATCATATAAACTTTTGCTATATTACCATACTTAGGTGGTAATGAATATACACGAGTTATGTAATCATCTTTAGTTACTGCCCTACTCTGTGCTTGAAAATAAGCTCCTGCATTTACTCGTACTTCTTCTATAGTTTCCGCTCCACCACCTCCAGTTGCTGGATTTGGATTTGTTACTGCTACTGAATTTTTTGTAATAGCTTTTAAATTAGTATCTAATGTAAGAGAATTATCAAATTCAGAAGCAAGTAATGTAATATTATTAATTTGATTTGATGCTACGTTATCATCAATTCCACCACCATAAGAATACTTTATAGTTAATGTTGTATTCGTTGGACATTGACCATAAGTTTCTGTATTTAAAAAGTTTGCTGGATCAAATGCCGTATCAAGAAAACTTGGTGTTCCTGGTAAATTAGAACCTACGTTTGATGGATTTGGAATGATTTCTTCGTCTGCTCCAGCTGCTACTCCAGAACCAAATCTCATTTCAGTTTTACCATCGGGTCTAATATAAGTTTTAAATCTTTTAGATGTCTTTACAACCTTTAATAAAAACGGTGCAAAATTTCTACCTTCAACTAAGTCTGGAGAATTTTTTGTAGTATTCTGAAAATCTGCATATACTGTATCTTGTGCTAAAAATGGAACTTCATACCAACTATTTCCATCACTATCTGTTATAGAAATAATTTCTAATACAGGACTATTTGCTAATACTATTCTTTTATATTTTTCTGCCGCTCCAAATGTATGATATTCAGTAGTAACTGTTCCACTTACCCCCTGTACTCGTTTCTTTAACAACCATTTTGTAATATTACTATCATCATCTACTTCAAAAATATCATCTTTTCTTGGACTTAATGAACTTGAATCACTAAATATAACATCTCCTGTTGTTCTAAAAACCGTACCATTAGTTGATGTAGCTTCCATTCCAGCTGGTACAGTAAGACAATAATCTTCGTCAGGCTGTCTTCTTTCATCTACTACGTTATTAGGATCTGCGGGTACGGTTTGGAATACATCAAAAGTTACAGTAGCTGGTGAAGCTAATCTTGGTTTATATCCGTATCCTTGTGCAATTTCATATATAGTTTTCTTTTCTTCTGCGAAAGATAACATACTTTCTTTAAATTGTTCATCTATATAATATGACAAAACATCTCCCACATAAGACGCCATTTCAATGAACATCATTCCTGGATCAGATTCATTAAAATCATTATATGTATTGGGAAAATATGTTTGTGCAAATTCTATTAAACTATCTCTAAAAGATGAAAAGTCTTTATTTAAATATTTTACGTCTCTACTAATTCCTTTTGTAGCCATTTACATTCTCCATTATTCCTTAACTATTGTCTCAAATTGATCGAAATTTACTGAAACAGATTCAAACCTATCAGGTTCAAAAGATAATCCAAAATCAATTGCTATATTAACTCTGTTTATATTATAATCTGGAACTGTAATTTCTATATTCTTAATGTTTATATAAGGTAACCACGTTGCCAGGGATTCTTTAATTGAATCCTCTAATATATCACTAAAATCTTCATTCATAGGTTCAAACAATATAGAATGTAACTGTGAACCAAATCCTGGTTGTCCAAGTCTTTCACCAGGGATTGTTTTAAATAAATTTATTATATTATACTTAGCCTGTTGAAGTGTACTTTTAGTTTGTTTAAAATATCCAGTATCAGAATATCCCATAGGAAGTTTTAATCCAATAAAAACATCAGGATTTAAATCTTTTTCTCTTGCTCCCACTTATATTCTCCTTTAATTTCCTATTGCTATGTAATTTAAATTAATAGTGGCTGATGCGGTATCATTCCTATTTATTACAAACCCATTCTTATCATAAGATTTTGCTGTTATAGGATATCCATATTTTTCGTCAGTATTCCATCCCCCTGATAATTTATGATTAACAGATACAGAAAAACAATTATTTGGGAATGGTATAGGAAATGTTATAGTATGATCACCATCAGAATCACTTGTATCAATCCCCCATTGTATTAAAATACCATTTGGTAAATATGTATACCCATTTTGAGTTACAGAACTTTCTCTTAAATGAATATCTCCTTCTACACTTAAATCTCCATTTATATTTTCATTTCCTCTTAAATTAATATCTCCTCGTACATCCATAGACCTTGCTTGTATCTTTCCATCAAGTTTAAGTTCATCTTTAGTCAAACGTATATTTAAACTATCAAAGAGTTTCTTTAAAACTTTTAATTGTTTACCAAATATTTTATTTGCTGCTGCAATTGTTTTATGTTTCCTTAATAATCTTTTTAATGCACTTGATTTTACTTTTGGATCATCTTGAGATTGTCTTATATTTAATTGTCCCTTTCTATTTAAATATAATGCACCAGGGAATTTACTTTCCAAATAAGATTTATTATCAAATATATCTATTGGATCTTCACCTGTTAAATAAGAATGGATTGCGTCTGCCTCTTCTTGAGCCAATTTAGCATTTTCTTTTCTAGATCGTCTCTTACTTTCTGCATCTTGATCTTTCCAAATCCTATCATTCTTAATTTTCTCAAGTTTATATTTTAGAAACTGTTTATCTAATGCCATGACTCACCTCTTATGGACGGAAACTATTTCCACCACCCTTTTTCTGGTCTATTGCCTTCATAACAGCTGAATAATCTTTTGTTAATGCGTCTTGTACGTGTTCAGGAACTTGGTCAACATTTACTCTAGCATTTTTAATAGTTTGAACCGCTCCTATGTCTCGTCTTTTCTGTTTTACTGCTTCACTTGAAGGTGCTCCTTTAGGTGAACCAGCCAAAACATCATTTATTTTATTAGAATCAAATACACCATCACCTAAAGTTGGATAATCTTCATAACCAACTTGTGGTAATCCACCTTCACCTTGGGGAACTCCACCAACGGTTTCATTTAACACTTTGTTAAGAGTTTCGTTTGATGTATAATGAACCTCTTTTTTAGGTTTAGTTTTATACTGTTTCCTAATAGGCTTCTTAAAATCCTTTTCGGTTATTGGTTTTGAAACTAATTCGGTAAGTGAAGATGAGTTTTCTTCTTTAATAAATATCTCATTCATTTGTTTTTTGACTTCCTTACGAACCACAGCTTCAATTATTTTTACTAATTCCTGTTTCTTCATTTTATGGTCTCCTTTATAAACCTCTTAAATAATCATTTAATTCTGGGTCTTGAAAACATTTACCCAATTCATCTATTTGTTTTGCTAATTCTTCTTCAAGTGCACTTATATCCACTTCATCTAATGGTGTATCTGTATTAATTGTATTCCAAACTCCACCCGCTGCTGC